GCTGCATGTGCGAAACGAAGTGCCGATTTCGGGACGCATAATGGGGCCGGATTCAACCCCGCGATGTTCGGGACGACCTCGCCAGGCCGCCCGCAATGACTCCTCGACCTGTCGACCCAGCCCCGCCGAAACGGCGCTTCGTTGGCACTCCGGCCGCATTTGAACGGGGCCAGGTCGTTCGGTCGAGTTGTGATCTGGGAGTTCGACCGGAGTGCCAGCACCATCTTCGGCTCGGTGATCCCCAGAAGTCAAGTCGGGCGGTAAAGATTTCTTAAGCGACCGTCCTCCACCGTCAGAATCCGGCCACAACCGCGGCATCCTGGCGACGGCCGCGGCTTGCTCGGCAAGCGTCGGGTCGTAGTAGCGATGCTCGACGCGGCCCTGGTGCCGCATCAGGAAATCAACCATCTTCTCCGGGATTCCCAGCCTCGTCAGATGAGTTGCAAAGAACTTCCGTGCCGAGTGCGGGCTGAACCGGCGTCCGCGGTAGTCAACCTCGGAGATCCCCGCACCCTTCCGGTCGCCGCGGAAGGTCGCCTTGACGGGCAGAACCGGGAACACCGGGTCATCCGGTCCACCGGGCGGCAAGCCGGACGCCGCACGGGTTGCGTCCAGGTCGGTCAAGTGAGCTTGAAGCAGGCTCGCCAACTCCTGGGACAAAGCGATATCACGCCGCTTGTGGTTCTTCTGGATGTCCGGCGTCCACTGAACATGCGGGATCTCGTAGGCCAGGGCGAGATGACGCCGCTTCCACTGGGCCGGCTCGCCGAGCCGGCAACCGCAGGCGAACAAGCACAGCCAGTACAGCGCACGGTTGCCGGTACAACGTCGGTCCCCCTGGTCCCGCACCCAAGCCCGCAAGATCATCGCCCTCGCCTCTTCGAGCGTCGCGGCCCTCGCACCGTCGGAACTGTCGTTCTCCGCCCGATCCGCGGCTTCCAGCGGGTCTTCCGCGAGTCGATGCGTCCGGGCGAGAAACCGGGTAAACGACCGGAAGATGCTGAGATTCCGGTTGTACGTGCTGCCCATCCACTTCTTCTCGTCTCGCTGCTCGGCGAGCCAGGTTGTGAGCGCGTCGTAGGTCAACTGGTGGACATCGGTCCAACCGCGTTCTCGCACCGCCCGCTCGACCATCTGCCGGAGAGCAGCGATGCTCCGCGGCTTCTTCCCGAGCGAGCGCAGGGATTGACACCACGCGTCGATGGCAGAGGTGAGTTCCGACCGGGCCGCGTCGATGCGGCCTGCGATTGGATGTGGGGGCGGAGCGTCCCTGCTCACTGCGGGAGTGCCGGCGCAGAGAGTGGTCATAGGGCCAATTGAATCAGCCGCGGACGTCAGACGCAAGACAAACTGTGCGAGAACCCGCCCGGAGAAGGGTTCCCGGACGCTGATTTCGAGCGCCGGCAGCATCGGGGGCGATGTTGGAACGGGATCGTCCGGGAACGGCATGAACATCCTCGCGTTGGCGGCCATGCCCGTGGGTGCGATCCGTCACCGACGTTGTATTCAGACTTCCCGGGCCAAACAGCACGTCTCAGCGTTGTTATGTGCCGGGCTGGCACACGCGGCGATGCCGGTAGATAACTCCTGTCCCTACGAGTGGCGTGAACGTCGATCCCATCGCCCTCGCCACCCTCCGTGAAATGCAGCGTCGCCGGATGACCATCAGTGACCTCTCCGAGCGCACCGGCGTGGACCGCTCCGTGCTCGGCCGCTGGCTCGGGGGTGTCCGCAGCATCCGGGTGCGGGACGCGGCGAAAGTCATGGAGGCGCTGGGCCTGGTGGTCGTCTCGGAAAGGGACCATCTTGGCAAAGCGACCACAGACCCACCAGCACATCGCACCAAACCTCCGTAGCCTGGCGACGCCCATCATCGAGCTCTCCGCCGACCCGGCCAACGCCCGCCTCCACGATGAGCGCAGCCTGGAGGCGATCAAGGGATCGCTCCGCCGGTTCGGCCAGCAGAAACCCGTCGTCATCGATGGCGCCGGGGTGGTGATCGCGGGGAATGGCACGCTGGAAGCGGCCCGCGCCCTCGGCTGGACCCATGTGGCCGCGATCCGATCCGACCTGGCGGGCGTCGACCGCACGGCATACGCCATCGCTGACAACCGAACCGCCGAGCTTTCACGCTGGGACGATGACGCCTTGCGGCAGGTCCTGACCTCGCTCCCCGGCGACGTTGCCCAGGACGCTGGATGGACGTGCGAGGAACTCGAACGGCTGCTCACCACGGCGGACGATGAGCCGGTGACCGAGCATCCGGCGCCCGAGCCGCTCCCCGCCGCGGTGACCAGGGCCGGCGACCTGTGGGAGCTCGGCCGACATCGCTTGTTGTGCGGTGATTCGACCGACGCCGGCGATGTGGACCGGCTCATGGAGGGACACCGTGCCACCCTGGTCTCGACCGATCCGCCGTACCTGGTCGACTACACGGGCGTCAGGGCCGGGGACCGCGGCAAAGACTGGTCGGCCTCATACCGCGAGGTTGACATCGAGGACGCGGCCTCGTTCTTCCAGAGCGTGTTCACGCACGTCGTCCGCGTCATGGCGCCCAACGCCGCCATCTACTGCTGGCACGCCCACAAGCGGATCGTGGAGATCATCGAGGCGTGGCGATCGCTGGGCATCCTGGACCACCAACAGATCATCTGGGTCAAACCCGTGCCCGTGTTCGGATCGGTCTTCTGGCACTTCAGGCACGAGCCGTGCTTGATGGGGTGGATTCAGGGCTACAAGCCTCCGCACGATGGGCGGCACGATCACGGATCCGTGTGGGTCGCCGGCGGCAATGAGATTCCGCTCGAGCAACTCACCAAGGCCCAGTTGATCCGGCTGCTCAAGGACGCTTCGTCGGCGTGGGAGATCGACTGGGAGGGCAAGTCCAGACCGATCGGCAACGAGCATCCCACGCAAAAGCCTGTCGAGATCTTCGCGCGACCCCTCCGCAAGCACACCCGCCCTGGTGACGTCTGTTACGAGCCATTCTCGGGGTCGGGCTCGCAGTTGATCGCGGCGGAGCAGTTGGGACGGTGCTGCTTCGGGATGGAGCTCGAACCCGTGTTCGTCGATGTGGCGATCAGAAGATGGCAGACCTTGACGGGGCAGGCCGCTAGGCTGACAGGCAACGGGCGTTCATGGGCCGAGGTTGCCGGCGATCGCGGCGTGAGCGTCCAGGAGCCAGCACCATGCCCCGCAAACCCCAGCACCCCTGCGCCCACGCAGGCTGTCACCAACTGACCGACCGCCGCTACTGCGATGCTCACTCGCCCGGCCATGCCCCGGCGCCGGCGTGGAGGACCACGGTGGGGTCTTCCACGTCAAGGGGTTATGGAGCGAGATGGAGGAAGCTGCGGAAGATGGTGATCGCCAGAGATCCGATCTGCGTCCTGTGCCGGACGCGGCCCACCGAGCATGTGGACCACATCAAGGCCAAGGCCACAGGCGGCGATGATTCACCCTCCAACCTGCGTGGGCTGTGCGAGCGCTGCCACATGCAGAAAACAGCCAAGGACGGGCACGCCCGCAAGGCGCTGACGCGCCTGGCCAACACGATCAGGCGGGCTGGTACGCCTCGACGGTGACAGAGGTCACAGCCGAGTAGGTCAGTTGCACCTTGCCCGCACCGTCGTTGAACGCGGGCGGAACAGGGCCGATGATGCGGCTCTGCCCGTTGGGCACGGCGACGACCTGGGCGGCGAGGGTCATAGCCGGGAACGTCCCATCGCTCGGACGCGTGGGGTTCGGGCCGACGGCCAGCGTGACGTTGATCGATGAGCCCCCGCCGTTGGTGACGCGGATCAGCACGTTGCCGCGAGGGTTGAGCACGGCGTCACCGCCGCCGGACGCGGCGACACCGGATGGATTGGTACCGGCCAGCGCCGGGACAACGGGAGTGATGTCGGCCATGAGCAGAGCCTCCAGGCGGCTTCCACGGGCCGCGCTGGCGAGACTAGGGCGCGGATGCCTGCGAGGCCAGCGACGCGGGAGACGGGCTCCACGGGCCGGCGTGAGGCCGTGGCGGGGCCGTTCGGAGGGGGGGAGGGGGTGTTTTTCCTGTGGAACCTGCTCGGGGACCGCAGTGGGGCCCGTCATTTGCGCGCGCGCGGGTTTTGACGCGGGGTGGTCGCTTGCCCCACGAACGCCTAGTTTTGCCGCATGGGACGACGTGGACCGCCGCCAAAACCGACCGTGCTGAAACTCGTCGCCGGAAACCCCGGAGGACGCCCGTTGAACACGCGAGAACCCGTGCCGCCCCCCGGCGATGCGGAGCCGCCAGCGCACCTGGACGAATCAGCGCGACTGGTCTGGGCGCAGGTCGTCCCGCGGCTGGTCAAGATCGGTCTGGCTCGATCGGTCGACGGTGAGGCTCTCGCCCGGTACTGCCAGCTCGTGGTGATGTGGCGGGAATGCACAGCGTTCGTTGCGAAGAACGGACGGTCCTACCCCGTGCGTGCCGACAGCGGCGACCCCAAGAAGCCCGGTCGCATCATCCGGTTTGACGCCTTCGTGGAGACGATGATGATCATGCGTCTGGCCCGAGAGATACTCGCCATTGAGCGCGAGTTCGGCCAGACCCCAGCAGCCCGTTCCCGCATCCAGACCGCGGCGGAGAGTTCCAGCAAGGGTGATGTCAATGAGCTCAAAGCCAAGTTCTTCTCGTCGCGGCCGGAAGCGCCGCGGATCTCCTGAGTTCGGGCGGCCGGCGGCCAAGGGCGCTGTCTTCGATGCAGCAATCGCCGATCGGGCCTGCAACTTCTTCGAGCTCTTCCTGACCCACACGAAGGGTGAGTGGGCGGGGCATCCGTTCGTCCCGCACGGGTGGCAGCGGGACCGGATCATCCGTCCGCTCTTCGGCTGGCGCCGCGAGGCAGACGGCTTCCGCTGGTATCGCCGGTGCGACCTGTGGCTTCCTCGAAAAAACGGCAAGAGCACGCTCGCCGCCGGCGTCGCGCTGTACCTGCTCTTCGCCGACGAGGAGCCCGGCGCCGAGGTGTACCTGGTCGCCAACGACCGTGAGCAGGCCTCGATCGTGTTCAAGGAAGCGGCCCGCATGACGAAGGCTTCGCCCGAGCTCAACGAGATGAGTCAGGTCTTCGACTCGGCGCGAACTCGCTCCATCGTGTACGCCGAAACGCTCTCGTCCCTCCAGGCGGTGAGCTCGCTTCCGACGAACAAGGACGGCTTGAATCCGAGCGGCGTGGTCTTCGACGAGATACACGAGCTCCGCGACTTCGCCCTGTGGGAGAAGATGACCACCGGCAGCGCCACCCGCCGCCAACCTCTCACGTTCGTGATTTCGACCGCGGGGTATGACCGCAACACGGTCGGCTACCGCGAGTACGCTGCGGACAAGCGAATCCTCGAGGGCAAGAGCCGGATCACCGACCGCCTCGTCGTCGTGTATGAAGCGGGGCCGAAGGAGAGCTGGAAACGCGAGAGCACCTGGAAGAAGGCCAATCCGGGGTACGGCGTCACCATCAAGCCGCGGGAGTTCCGCTCCCTGTTCGCCGAGGCCCAGGAGGACGCGGCGAAAGAGGCGACCTTCAAGCGGTATTACCTGAACATCTGGACCGGCGCAAAGACCGGGTGGATCGACATCGAAAAATGGGACGCCTGCGGTGATCCAGTGGACCTGTTCCGAGTGGTCGGCCTGCCCTGCTGGGTGGGCCTCGATCTCTCCAAGCGCTCAGACATCACCGCGGCTGTGGCACTCTTCCGCGAGGACAAGGACAACGTGCGGCGCTACCACGTTCTGCCGCATTTCTTTGTGCCGGATGAAGAGATCGAGTTGAAAGAATCTCGGGACGGCGTGCCGTATCGGGAGTGGGCCAGGGCGGGCCACGTCACCCTGACGCCGGGCAACGTGATCGAGTACGCCGCCGTGCGAGACCTGGTCATGGAGAAATGGGCGCGGAAGTTTCAGATACGCGAGATCGCGTACGACCCGTACAACGCGACCCACCTGGCGGACGACCTGCGCGCCGCCGGCATGAACATGGTCGAGTTCATCCAGACGATCAAGCACGTCGCGCCGCCGACGATGGAGCTCAAGAACCTGATCCTGCAAGGCCTGGTCCGGCACGGCGGCAACCCGGTCCTGCGATGGATGGTTGAGAACGTCGCGGTTCTCGTCGATGTCAACGGGAACGAGCGGCTGACCAAGAAGGCCTCCACCGCCCGCATTGACGGGGTGGCCGCGTTGGTGAATGCCCTGGGCCGGGCTAGTGTCGGTGACGCTGCCCCGTCCGTGTACGAGCAGCGCGGAGTCCTGAATCTATGAAGGCGATCACCACCCCCGCGTTCGGCGCATCTCTCATCACCGGCCCCGGTCTCGACACCGACGCTGAACCCTACATGGTTAACCCCGAACGGTCACGCGGATTCCAAGAGTCGCGGAACATCGAGGACCCCACCAAGCCGATCACCGCAGCCCAACTCGCGGACCTGCTCAGCGGCGGCGCGACAGGATCGGGAAAAGCCGTGACGCCCCGGTCGAGCATGAAGGTTGCGGCGGTGTGGGCCTGCGTTCGGGTCATTGCCAACGCCATCGCCCGGATGCCCCTGGTCACATACGAGCGGACCAGCGCCGGGCGAGAGCGGGCCACGGGGCACCCGCTCTACCGGCTGCTGAAGGTCAGGCCCAACGCGGATATGTCGTCATTCACGTTCAGGTCCACCCTCGTGGCGAACACGCTGCTGTGGGGCAACGGGTATGCGGAGATCGTCCGCCGCGGCGACGGCCGTCCCCAGGCGATCATCCCGATCGAATCCGAGCGGGTGACGCCGATCCGCGAGAAAGGAGAGGTGCGGTACCGCGTCACCACGGACGGCGCGCCGGTCACGCTGCTGAGGCGCGACGTGCTGCACATTCCCGGATTGTCGTACGACGGCATGTGTGGGTTGTCCGTGATCGCCCATGCCAGGCAGACGATCGGCGCCGCCCTGGCCGCGGATGAGTTCGCCGGCACGCTCCTGAAGAACGGCCTGCGTCCCAGCGGAGTGCTGCAGCATCCCGGCAAGCTCGGGGACCAGGCGGTGAAGAACCTCCGCGAATCCTTCGCCGCGGTCTATGGCGGCACGGCCAACACGGGCAAGCCGCTCATTCTCGAGGAGGGCATGACCTGGTCCGCGTCCGGCATGCCACTCGAAGATGCTCAGTGGGTCGAGTGCTCGTACTTCCGCATCGAGGACATCTGCCGGTGGTTCGGAGTGCAGCCCCACAAGGTCCAGCACCTGCTCCGCGCCACGAACAACAACATCGAATCGCAGAGCCTGGACTTCCTTGGTGACACGCTCGCCCCGTGGGTCGAATCGGTCGAACAGGAGTTCAACTGGAAGCTCTTTGGCGAGGATGAGCAGGACCGCTTCTACGCTGAGCACCTCACCCAGGCCATCGTGCAGATGGACGCCAACGCACGCGGCCAGCTGTACGAGCGGCTCTTCCGCGTCGGCGCGATCTCGCCCGATGAAATCCGCGAGCGTGAGAACCTCAACGACCTGCCCGAGGGGCGCGGGCGGACGTACTGGACCCAGTCCAGCAACATGCCGCTCCCGACCGAGGCACAACGGGACGAGCTCATCCAGTCCTGGATCAAGAAGGGTTCCGGCTCGGCACCAGGCGGCGCGGGCGGTCCAACTGACGGGTCGGGTCAGCCCGACCCCAAGACCGATGACAAGGTCGCCAAGGACGGCTGACCCGTCTAGGCTCGCACAGTGGACGGCGAAAGGTGTGCGACATGCCCGCTCGAATCGAACGGCGGTTCTCCGCCGGCCTGACCCTCCGCGAACTTGACAAGCCCCAGGACGGAAGGATCGCGACGCTCAGCGGCTACGCGGCGGTCTTCAACTCGCTCTCGGAAGATCTCGGCGGGTTCCGCGAGTTCATCCGGCAGGGGGCATTCTCGCAGTCGCTCAGCCGCGGCGATGACATCCGCGCGCTGGTCGGTCACGACACCACCATGATCATCGGGCGCCGGTCGGCCAAGACGCTCGAAGTGAAGGAGGACGAGAAGGGCCTGGCGGTCGAGGTCTCCGTTCCCGACACCACCGCCGGGCGTGACCTGGTCGTGAGCGTCAAGCGCGGCGACCTCACAGGGATGAGCTTCGGGTTCGCCACGGTGAAGGACGAGTGGACGCGGCAGACCAAGGACGGTGACACGGTCTACCGCCGCGA